ACCAAAATAAATATAAAAAACAATAATAATTATTTAAGATTGTTTTATAGATGTGGATTTACCAATCATTGAATTAACCTTAGAAGAATTAGAACAAGGCGTGGATGCTACTGCTTTAGTAGAAAATCCTGCAATTCAAAGAAATTGGATGGCATTTAAGGAACATAAGGACTTTAAATTCAAAACCCACAACGAAGATAAGAGAATATTAGCAGGTGCTTTAATGGTTGCTGATTTCCCAATGTATCGTAACATGAATGGTAAGGAGTTCTTTGTTAAATTTAGTAGTGAAACTATTGAGCAATTGGCGGATAGGATGGTACTAAACAATAAACTAACCGCTTTTAACTTTGAACACGATAGTAAAAAAGAGTTGGCAGATATGCACATTCAACAATTCTTTATAATCAATACTGAATTAGGAGTTAATACACCTTTAGGATTTGAAGAATTACCCAATGGTTCTTTATTCGCATTTGTTAAAGTAAACAATGAGCAAGTGTGGAACGACTACGTTAAGACAGGCATCGTTAAAGGGTTTTCAATAGAGGGCAATTTCGCAACTAAAGAGGAATTTAGTGAACAAACATTTTTAAAAGAATTTCAAACAATAATAAATATGACAGATAAAAAAGTAGCTACAAGTAAACTCGATGAGTTGGTAGCAAAAGCAAAGTCTTTATTTTCAGAAGATGTAAAAGTCGAAGAGAAAGTAGAGAAAGAAGAAGAGGTTAAAATGGCTGAGGCTACATTAACCGATGGAACTAAAGTAATGTATGAGGGCGAATTAGCAGAGGGTACAATCGTACTTTTAGAAGATGGTAGTGCAGCACCTGATGGCGAACACACTTTCGAAGATGGCACGGTCATCAGCATTGAGGGTGGTCAAGTTGTAGCAGTTGCAAAACCAATGACAGAACAAGAAATGGCAATCCAAAAGTTGACAGAACAAGTTACTAAATTGGAAACCGAAAACGCTGAATTGAAATCAAATTTTGAGAAATCAATCACAGAGTCAGTTACTAAAGTAGAGGAAAAATTCTCAGCACAAATTAAAGAGTCAAACAAATTAACAGAAGATGTTTTGGAGTTAGTTAAAACTTTAGTTGCTGACGAAACAGATTCTAAACAAAAATTCAACAATCAATCTAAACCTAAAACATACTTAGATGGATTAGCTGAAAATCTTAAATATTCACAAACAAAAAATAAATAATAAACAAAATGGCAAATTTAAAATTAAAATTTGGTTTCGACACCGACAATTTAACGGCTTACGTTGACCAAACAAACTTAGAACTATTTACTAAAGCAGTATTTAGTGGAGCAACTTCTGCTTACTTGAGCGGTCAAGTTCAATCAGGTATTAAGTACAAAGAGCAAATAAACTACATGGATGTAGATGTTACTCTTAGAGCTAAAGAGGGTTGCGGATTAACTTCAAGTGGTGACGTGATTTTCGACAAAAAAGAAATTCAAGTATATCCATTCTACGACCAAAAAACTTTCTGTCCAAGTGACTTAGAAACTTTCTACACTCAACAATACTTACCACAAGGTTCAACATATGAAAATATGCCGATTGAACAAGCGTTTGCAGAATACTATTCAGCAAAAGTAGCAGCAGCGGTTGAGGTTTTATTGTGGCAAGGTGCGACAGGTGGTGCATCAGGTGTAATTGGATTTAACCAAATTATCGACAATGACTCAGATGTAATCGATGGTAACCCAACTTCAATCACAACAAGTACAGGAATTACCACAGGTAACGTAATTGGGATTTTCAACGGAATGGTTGACTTAATCCCTACATCATTAGCAGGTCAAACTGATTTAGAGTTCGTTTGCGGATGGGACACTTTCAGAAAATTGTTACAAGCGTACTTTACACTTAACAACTTCCACTATGGTGCAACTGAGGAGGCAAGTCCATATGCTACGGGTTCAATCATAATCCCAAGTTTTGGTTTAAGAGTTACTGCTTTACACGGATTAACAGGTACTAACAGAATTCACTTATCAAGAAAATCTAACTACGTTATCGGAACTGACGCTCCTAATGAGTATGAGTCTTTAGATGTGTTCTATGAAAGAAAAGATAATACTATTATAGCAAGATTGATTGCTAAATTAGGTACTCAAATCAGATTTGGTGAAGAGTTAGTTACCTTTAAATTAGTTTAACCCTTTAATTTTATAACTATATGAGTTGTATATTAAGCACAGGATTTAGTTTGGATTGCCGCTCTTCTAAGGGCGGTATATCCAAAATCTATTTGGCAGAGTTAAGCGGTATCGGAACACCTGCAGTATCTTCAGGCATTGCTACTATCACTATGGTAGGTGGCAAAAAGTTTTACGCCTATGAAGTGCCAATGGGTGGAGGTTCTGCAACTTCTGTTCCAAGTGGAGATAGAGCAGTAGGAGGTCGTTTCTATGCTCAGAACATCACGATGAACTTACCTAAATACGATATTACCAAACGTAATGAAATGATGGCGTTAGCGGCTCAGACCGTTGCTGCTATTGTTTTAGATGAGAATGGAGAGTATTGGTTATTTGGTACTACGAGAGGTTTGCAAATTGCAGAGGGTGGTTATGCCACAGGAACTGCAAGTGCTGACATGAGTGGGTATGTAATCACTTTAACAGGTGAGGAAAAATATGATGTTTACAAAATAGAGTCAAGCGCAATAGCTGCATTGATAGCATAAAGTGTTGTTTTCATTATAAATGGGGAGGGGAGTTGAGCGATTGACTCCCCTTTTTTTAAACAAATGATATTATTACAAGAAAATACCGCCAATATAGTAGTGCTTACGTTAACTGAAAAGACAACTATTAACGCCCCTACTTACTTATTTAGGTTTGTTAATAAACAAACGAATGAAGAATATGTATGTATTCAATCGGATACAAGTACTTATAAAACACGATACAACAAGTTTACCATAACAACGCAATCAACAACTCCCAATCCACTTTTAGGGCAACTTAAATTAAGTTTGGGTGATGAGTATGAATATTACATCTACGCTCAGGTGTCAACTACTAATTTAGATTATAAACTATCTAATGAAATGGTAGAGTCAGGACTAATGAGATACGATAAAACATTAACAGATAGAATAATTTTTACAAATGGAACAAACACCCGAAAAGTCTTTGGAGCGTAAATACGCGTTTTCAAGCGTACCAATGTACGAACACAAGACACCTGAATTTATTGAAAACAATGGCGAACAATTTATAATCAATGGTACAAATAACGAGTACCCTGATTATTTAACTTATCTTTATAATAGATGTGGGTTACACCATGCTATTATAAACGGAAAAGTTAGATTTATTTTAGGACAAGGTTGGAAAATTAAAGAGGGTTTTGAAAGTGGACAACTATCAAGACTAATTAACAATCCAAATCCTTATGATGACTTAAACGAACTAACAAACAAGATATTAAAAGATAGAAAGATATTTGGCGGTAACTTCTATAAAGTCATGTTTGTTGGAGGTCAATTAACTTCAATCTTTCATCAACCATACGAACAAGTAAGATTGAGTGTAGATGGCAAAGTAGGATATGTAAGTAAAGAATGGACTAAAAACCAAAGTACTAAAAAGAACTTTAGAAGTCGTTTTAATCAACTCCCGAAAGATGTTAAGATTATACCTTTATACGACCCGAACAAAAAAGAGGGTGTGCAATTAGTTTATTTCTATGATACACGACCTGAGTTCAGAGGTTATCCACTTCCTGAATATCATGCAAGTATTGTAGATATTGAAACAGATATTGAAGTTTCAAACTTTCACTTAGTCAATGTAAAGACAGGTTTTAGTGCCGGTGCAATGATTACCTTAATGGGTGGGGTGCCAAGTCCACAAGAACAAGACGAAATAGAAAGAAAGTTTTACGATAAGTTCTGCAATACGGACAACGCAGGACAAATAATGATTAACTTTGCTGACTTAAATACTGAGGCACCTAAGATTGAAAGTATTAAACCAACTGATTTAGATAAACAATTTGAGCAACTTAAACAAGATGTTCAAGATAGAATAATTAGAGGGCATGAAGTTGTTAATGGCATGTTGTTTGGGATTAAAACTGAGGGGCAATTAGGTGGTAGAAGTGAATTAGATTTGGCATGGAGAATGTTGAACATAAACTATATTGAACCTAACCAACAACTAATCGAAAGAGAATTAAATTGGATTTTAAAGACTTGTGGTTTAGCACCTGCTTTGCGTATTGAACCATTAAAGGGGTTAGGCTTAGAAATAACAGAGTCAATGTTAATGGCGGTGTTGACTAAAGAGGAGTTAAGAAAGATAATTGAAGATGAATTAAACATAGGATTAAACCTTACTCAAGTTCAACCTACAACTTTATCAAAAAAATCCTTAGATGCTAACATGGATTCAATTATTTTGTCTAAATTTGCAATGATTGGATTGAGTGCAGATAAGTTTGAATTTGCAAGTGATGAAGATGCATTATTAAAATATATCATTGATAAGAATTTAAAGAAATTGGATATTAACCGAGCAAAAAAAGATTTAGATTTTGATGTTGAAAAAGCATTACAGAAGTTAATTGAAAAAAACTTAGTAGGAGGTACATTGGGCGGTTCACAAACTGCTCCTAACTTTGATATTAAAGAAGTTGTAGAACCTGAAACCTTGATTGAATTTGAAACAAGATGGAAGTATGCAGGTCCTGAGGACTCAAAAAATAGAACTTTTTGTGCCAAAATGTTAAGAGATAAAAAGATTTATACAAGAGAGGAAATAGACAATCTTAACAATGACATGAAAGAGTACAATACAGACGTTTGGAAGTATAAAGGAGGTTGGTATCATAACCCTGATTTAGACCAAAACTTTCCACAATGTCGCCATTATTTCGCTCAGGTAATTGTAAGAAAAAAATAGTATGAGTTTAACACCACAATTTATAGACATAGCGGTTATAAAAGACCAATCAGTAATTAATGAGAATGTAGATAGTAAACTATTGCAACCTACATTAATTATGGTTCAAGACATTTACTTAAAGCAAGTAATAGGTAAGGACTTATACGCTGAGTTAATCACTCAGGTTAATGCTGAGAGTGTGACCGCTTTAAATACAACCTTATTAACTGACTATATTCAACCCTACTTAATCAATAAAGTAGTAAGTGAGTTGGTAATAGATGTAAACTACAAGATAAAGAATAAAGCGTTAATGGTAGGCAGTTCAGATAATGGGCAACCGCTTGACACTTCAGGTATGTCTATTATTCAAACTAAATACAGAAACATAGCTGAGAATTATAGAGTCAATTTAGTTGATTATTTGGTTGAAAATTCAACTGATTATCCTTTATTCAAGTGTGCTAAAAATTATAGTGAAATTCCTAATATAAATGTAAACAATGCAAGAAGAAAAAAAGGTAGATATTTATAAACTATCCGAGCAGGATTGTAAGAAATACGGATTTAAAAAAAAGAACTTAATTAAAGTAATAGAAAGCAATGCAAAAGACCGCAAATCAGATAAAAAGTGAGTTTGAGTTACTTGCAAGTGGACATTACCAAATCCATTCTTTTTTGTATGCGCAAGAATTTGAGCAACAAGCCTACGAAAACTTAATATATCCTTTAATGTTAGTCTATCCTTTAGGTGGAAGTCTATCAGGTACAAGCTACACAAGGAATTACAGAGTAGTAATAGCTGATAGAGTACTTAAAAGTGAGGGTAATGAGTTAGAAGTAGAGTCAGATACTCAATTAATAGCATTAGATGTACTTGCTTATTGGATGAAGTTAGGGCAAAATGAAAGATTTACCATTACAAGTTCAAATACAATAACCCCTTTTTGGGAGAAATGGGGCGATGAAGTAACGGGGCACTTTGTTGATATTGGGATTGAGGAGTTTTACGACTTTAATAGTTGTGCAATTCCTTTAAGTTCTGCAATTCCAAGTCCTACTAATCCTTGTAAAGATGCAAGAATTTTAATTAATTCAGTTGTTTATGGCAATGCACCAAGTGACACTAACTTTAATGTGGTGGTTAAAGACCAATTAGGTGCTTTAGTAGGAAGTTTAATCGGTGGCGAATGGATTGTAAATACGGGCGGTGCTTGTGCAGACGCAAGTTACACGATTGAAGATACTTTAGGCAATGTCTTATACACAGGTACAATCCCAAGTGGTGGAAGTGTTACTGAGGTTATAGGTAACTCAACTTTAAATGTAAATAAAAGCGATGGTACTTTAATAAGTAGCCTTTCAATTTTAGCAGAGGGTACAGACTCTTATAATGTTGGAGATAGTAGTGCAGTTTTAAAAGATGAAGATGGCAATGTATTAAGCACAACACCTATTAAGGCAACTGAAACAGAAGATATAGTAGCA